ACTTTCACGCTCTCGCGAAGCAGGGCCTGACCGACGAAGAGATCATGGCCAGGCTGCCGGCAACGTACTGAGCGAAGCGTCGGGGTCCACACCCATCCAAAGGACCCTGATCATGAAACTGTTCTCCCTGATGCCCCACGCGGTGCGCGTGGCAATGCTGGCCGTCGCCGGCTTCGTGCTCGACCTGCTCTACGACCTTGGCGGGAAGGTGGCTCAGGCCATCTTCAACAGTCAGGTGCGGCAGGGCTTCGTGCTGTTCAACACGACCAGCATTCCGTCGGGCTCGCCCCAGGCCAACAAGCAGTTCAGCAAGGCCCTCGCGGCCATGGCGGTGCGTGCGCCGACCCCGCTGAAGTCCATGAGCGGCCCCATGCCGTCGGAAGACGCTGCGATGCGCAAGCTTCGCCAGCAGTCCACGACCGAAATGCCGATCGTGACGGTCGACGAGCTCTCCAAGGGGCCGGGCGACACGGTGCAGGTCGACTGCGCGCACGTGGTGAAGCTGCGCGCCGTGATGGGCGACCAGAACGCCGAAGGCCGCGGCGCCTCGCTGAAGTACTCGAGCCAGGACATCAAGATCGACATGGCGACCCTGCCCGTGTCGGCCGGCGGCAAGATGACGCAACAGCGCACCCCGCACAGCATGCGCATGAACGCGATGGCCCAGCTCAAGGGCGGCATGCCGCGCTTCCGCTGGCAGCGGGCTCTGACGATGCTGGCCGGCGCGCGCGGCGTCCAGGACGGCACCGACTGGATCCTGCCGCTGGCGAGCGATCCCGAGTTCGCCGAGATGATGATCAACACCCTGAAGGCGCCGACCTACAACCGCCACTGGGTGGTGTCGGGTGCGACGCTGGTGCAGGGCGGCCAGCAACTGGGCTCGATGGTCACGACCGACACCCTGAAGCTGAGCTGCGTCGACGAGTTCGCGGCGATCTGGTCGGAAATGTCCACCCGGATGGCTCCGATCATGATCCCCGGCGACCCGTCGGCCGGCGATGACCCGATCAAGGGCATCCTGCTGATGGACGAGCTGGCCTGGAACGACTTCATCACCGACGCCACCGCGGGCAACAACATCCGGACGTTCGAAACGAACGCGATGAAGCGCGCGAGCTACGGGGACCTGAAGTCGCACCCGCTGTTCACCGGCGAAACGATCATGTGGCGCAACATCATCTTCAAGAAGATGCAGACCGCCATCCGGTTCAACAACGGCGACTCGGTCAACATCGTGACCGCGGCCAACCGTCTGACCGGCACCGAGTCGGCGCAGGTGGTGTCGAACCTGTCGACCACGCACCAGGTGTCGCGCATGCTGTTCCTGGGCGCCCAGGCCCTGGCCTGCGCCTCGGGCGGCAACCAGACCAGCGAGGAAACGTACTCGCTGCTGGAGAACAGGACCAACTTCCAGCGCAACCTCGAGCTGGCCGGCGAGATCATCGGCGCGGAGCAGAAGCTGCGCTGGACCCTGCCGAACTTCAACGGGGACCTGGAACCGACCGACTTCGGCGTGGCGGTCATCGACTGCGCGGTGAAGAAGCGCAACAGCTGATCGGCTGGCGGGGCCTGCGGGCCTCGCCTTCCACCCTCAACCACTGAAAAGGAACCATCACCATGGCAAGCTTCAAAGGTCAACGGGCGTCCTCGCCGGCGTCCATGCGCGTCGACGGCACTGCCGTTGCCATCTTCGACAAGATCGTGTTCGGCGCCTCGCCGGGCGTGGGCACTCCGGTGGCCGCGGACACGGTCGACTTCTTCGTCCCCGCTGGGGCCGAGGTCTACGGTCTGGCCTTCCAGATGGACGACTCGGACTCGGGCGCCGCGCTGGTCTTCGGCGTGGGCTACCGCGCCGTCGACCCGGCCAACGCGACCGTCCTGCCGACGAACAACACCTACTTCGCGGCGGCCGGCCAGACCACCGCGCAGGCCGGCGGCAGGCTGACGTGCGCGTTCAAGCCGATCAAGTTCGAGGTCGACGCCTACATCCAGCTCCTGGTCGGCACCGGCGGCACCACCGTGGGCAACCCCGAGTGGCACATGATCCTCGAGTGCAACCAGAAGGGTCCGAAGTGATCCAGTGACGCACGGGGGCCCTTCGGGGCCCCTTTGCCCTTTCAAACCTCCACCAGGAGCAACGCATGAGCCTCGCAAACCCTCCCGTCGAAACCGTCCTCGTTCAGTGCATCTGGCCCGAGAGCCGCGGCGCGAAGAACGACTGCCAGAACCACACGAAGGTGGTCTGGGCAGGGCACGGCGACATCCAGGCCTATCCCAAGGCCCTCGTCGGCAAGCTGATCAACGACCATCCGACCGTGTGGCGGCTGGTCGACCCCGATGCAGAGGCGAAGGAGGCCGAGCGCACCGCGCAGGCTGCCGTCGTCGCTGCCCAGAACGCAATCCACCTGGCCGAAGAAGCCAAGGCGCGCGCGGAAGCCGCGAAGAGGAGCGCCGCCGATCGCGTCGCGGCGCAGGTGCAGGCCCTGAAGGACGCCGAGGCCGAGCGCGCCGGCGCTGCTGAAGCGCTCGCGGCCGCGGAGGCCGACCGCATTGCCGCCGAGCTGGGCACCCAGACCAACACCGACGTGGTCCTGGCGACCGCGCTGCCGGTGCAGTTCACGGCCGAAATGCTCGCCGACATGCCGGACGCCGACGTGCGTGCCGAGGCGCAGAAGCGCAGCTATGGGCTGCACCCGCGCCTGGGCCCCGAGAAGCTGCGCGTCGAGTTCCTGGCGTGCCAAGCAGCCGCCGAAACCTCGGGCGCCTGATCCATGGGCACGATCCTCGCCAGCGCGATCATCGCCCGGCTGCGGGTCACGCTGCTCGACCCCGCGCCGGGCGATACGTGGCTCGACGCCGACCTGCTGGCCGCGCTGAACGAGGCCCAGCGGCGCATCGCGAACGTGAAGCTGAACGTCTTCCGGGTGCGCGCCACCGTTGCCCTGGTGGCCGGCGAGCATCAGGCCCTGCCGGCTGGCGGGCTGATCGTGCTCGACGCGCTGGAGAACGTCACCAGCGGCAGGCGCTGCACCAAGGTCGACCGCAGCCTCATGGACGAGGCCGACCGCTTCCACCCGATCGCGACGCAGGAGGTGGACGCACAGCACTGGATGGCCGACCCGGTCGACCCGGCAGCGTTCGACGTGGTCCCGCCGAACAACGGCACGGGCCAGCTGCGCATGCTCTACGGGGCGGTGCCGACGGCGATCGCGGCGACGACCGACCCCATCACGCTCGATGACGCCTACGAAATGGCCCTGAAGCACTTCGCGCTCGCCGAGTGCTATGCAGCGAACACCAAGCGCCAGGACACCGCGAAGGCGGCGTTCTACTCGACCAGCGCCGAGCGCATGGTCGGCGGCCGCGCACAGGGCGAAGTGGCCTATGCCGTGAAGAACGGCGCACCAAGGGGAACCTGATGGCTCAGATCCAGGTGCTCGACATCATGTCGGAGGTCGCGCAAATCTGCCGCGGCTGCCCGAACACCACGCTGATCCAGGCGTACGTGAGCGCCGCGCGCATGTTCTGCAACCGCTCGAGGTGGCTGCGCGCGACCATCAGCGGCGCGACCATCGTCGACCAGAAGGGCTACTCCCTGGGCAGCGACACCTATGCCGAGATCATCGGGATCAGCAGCATCGAGATCGTCGAAACGGTCGACGACACGCACCCGCTGACCGAGCGCGACTCGAGCAAGTGGGACAAGAACGACGAGCACGACGTGCCCGAGTTCTACCAGTACGTGCCCGAGGGGCAGTTCGCGCTGCACCCGCTGCCCGACGCGATCTACACCCTGGCGGTGGGCGTGATCCTGCAGCCGAAGAGCGGCGTCAACAGCGTCGACGAGACACTGGTGACGAGCTGGGACTTCACCCTCCAGGCCGGCGCGCTGGCCTACCTGCTGAAGCTGCCGGGCCTGCCGTGGACCGACAAGGCCGAGGCCAAGGTGCAGCAGGCCGCATTCGATGCCGACTGCTTCGCTGCCGCGCACAGCGCACAGCGCGGCTACAACGCCGGCGCGAAGTCCACCGACCACCTGGGCGGCGGTACCGCGCAACTGTTCACCGGGAAGCAAGCCATCTGACCACGGAGGCACCCATGCCGATCGAAACCAGCTTCTCCATCACCCCTGTCGAGGGCGGCGTGCCGGTTGCGCCTGGCACGCAGCCGAACTACATCCAGTTCCGCTTCAACGGCGTCGACCTGGGCGGGCCGGACGCAACCGTCGTCGACTTCGTCGGCGATGCCCTGGTGGTGGTGCGCGGGACAGGCCCGACGGCCGATGTCGTGACCGTGAGCTTCGGTTGACCTTCGGCATCACCCCGAGCGTTCCACCGAGCGATGACTTCTCGGTCGGGGTGGGGCATTTCCCGGTCCTGAGCGGCGTCTTCAACGAGTTCATCCAGTGGCGCGCGCAAGGCGTCAACCTGGGGGACCGCAAGGTGTGGGTGGTCGACATCGTCGGCGACCCCGCGGTGGTGCAGGCGACCCGGGGTGTCGGCGAGAACTCGCACGTCATCACCATCCGGGCGGTGGCGCCGGTCGTCGCTGGCCAGGAGATCGGCTGGCTCGACTTGGTCACGGACACCGAAGGCGTGGCGCTGCATGCCAACGAGGGAATCGGCCAGTACAAGTTCGGCTTCGAGCCGATCATCATCAACGAGAGCATGTACGCCGGCGTCGTCGGCTACACGAGCGGGGTGACGGTCTGGTCCAGCGTCTGGACACCGCTGGGGGCGGATCCGGCGCCCACGCTGACCGACTTGGGGGGCGGCATCGTCGAGGTGCACTGGCCGGACCTGGGCGGCTTCCCCAACCACACGTCCGAAGGCCTCCTGGTGGTCAACTGCACCGTCGACGGCGTGCCGGTGACAGCGACGATCGAGGTCACGTCCTCGAACACGTTCTACACGAACCTTGCGTGGGGACCGTCGCCATGAGCATCACCGCGGTCGTGCTCTCGGCCGGAGACTACAGCCGGCGGTGGCCCGGCCTCGAGGTGCTGGTCCATCGGTCGACCATCCGCAGCTCGGAAGACCTGCAGCGGGCCCGGTTCGAGGCGGTGCTGCGCGTGGCCACCCCGCACTTCTTCTTCCTGGACGACGACGACGAACTGCCGGCCGGCCACCTCGAGGTCCTGGAGCGCTGCCGCGCCGCCGGCGCCGCGCTGGCGTACACCGACGAGCGGATCATCGACCAGGACGGCACGGCGACGGTCGTCACCCGGAATCCGTACGTCAGGGCCGAGCACCTGCAGCGCCCGCTCGACATCCACCACCTCGTGCTGTGCAGCACCGCGGCCGCGCAGCGCAGCGTCCAGCGCCTGCCGCGCGGGCACTACGCGCCGGAGGTCATGCTGTACTGGGATCTGGCCCGCGACGGGGCCGTCTACGTGCCAGGCGTGGCCTACGAGTGGCACCGCAAGCGCAGCGGCATGCACCGCTGGCCGGCGACCGCGCGCAGCCAGATGCGCGCCGCCCTGTGGGCCAAGACGAGCCCCTGATGCGCATCATCACCACCAACCAGTTCTCGGTCGGTGCTGATCCGCCCGACGGGGCAGGCTTCGCGATCGGGGCCGGGCAGTTCGCCGTGCCCAGCGATGTCATATTCGGCTATGTCGTCGCTGGCGTGCTGCACTGGCGCCAGCAGCGCGATCGCTACCTGGTCGAGTACACCGCCGGCGCGTGCGCGGGCTTCCGGCTCCTGACGATCGGCATGAGCGTCAACGGGCGCTTCCAATTCAAGATGGTGTCCCCATGAAGATCGGAACGAACTCTTTCCGCGGCGAGGCCCCGCTCGTCACCGCGCGCGAGCTGCCCGACAACGCGGCGCAGGACGCGACCAACTGCCGGCTGCAAAGCGGCGACCTGGAGTCCTGGCGGCAGTTCCTGCTGACCAAGACGCTGGCCAACGCCGGCCCGGTGCGCACGGTCTACCTGCTCAACGACAAGTGGTTGTCCTGGGATGCCCAGGTCGATGTCGCTCGAGGCGTGATCCCAGGCGACTCCACCTACCGGACCTTCCTGACGTCGCCCGGGCTGTACTCGACGCCCAGGTACACAACCTACGCGCTGGCCACCACCGGCGCGGAACCGTTCCCGGTTGCCACGCGGCCGCTGGGGGTGCCCGAGCCCGACACTGCGCCGACGCTGGTGCAGGGCATCGACACCACGCCGACGACCTTCTCGATCGACGTGCTCGACGAGGGCAACAACCTGGAGGCGCAGTGGGTGACGTCGCCGCCGCAAACCAGCTCGACATGGAGCACCGCCACCCAGGACGCGGTCATCGGCAACCCGGCGCCCAGCTATGCGATCGCCTTCGAAGAGATCCACAACGCGATTGATCAGCCCTACGCCTTCCGCAACTTCGGCATTGCCGCGGCGACGCTGATCAAGGTCACGTGCGAATTCAGGTTCGACGGCGACACCTCGTGCAAGCAGGCGCTGCTGCACGTGGCCAACGATGTTGCCGGCTCCGGCGTGCTGGCCTACTACCAGATCGGCGGCGAGCTCGCGAGCGGGAAGCTCGAGATCCGCAAGGCGACCGCGTGGGGCCTGTTCAACTCGGTGGGCGTCGACTCGGTGGCGCTGGCCGCCCTCGCCGCGGGGACCATCTACCGCTTCGAGGCGACGGTCCTGGTCAACTCCGACGGCACGCAGACGGTCACGCTGGCCCTGTTCAACGGCGTCACGCAGCTGGCGACCGTGACCGCGACGAACCGCTTCACCATCGGCGACTACATGGGCTTTGCCGGTGGGGATCCGGTCGACCTGGCCGGGCCGGCCATCACCCACTACGACAACCTGCACGTCATGGCCACCGGCGCGACCGGACTGGTGCCCGAGCAGACCGCGACGAGCTACGTCTACACCTTCGTCAACAGCCTGGGCGAGGAATCTGCCCCGAGCCCGACCAGCGCGACGGTGCTGCGTCCGGACGGTGTGTCCATCACCGTGACCACGCCGACGACCACGCCGGGCGGGACCGACCCGCTCTACAACATCGTCGAGAAGCGGATCTACCGGGCGGTGACTGGGTCTACCGGGACCGTGTTCCAGCGCGTCACGACCATTCCCCTGGCCACGGCCGACTACGTCGACGTGCTGTACGACAGCGAGCTCAGCAAGGACGTGCTCGAGAGCGAGGACTGGGACCTGCCACCCCCCACGCTGCAGGGCATCATCCCTCTGCCCAACGGGATCATGGCCGGCTTCTTCGGCAACCAGCTTTGCCTGTCGGTGCGCCTGCGGCCGCATGCCTGGCCGGTGCTGTACCGGCTGCCGGTGGACACCGACATCGTGGCGATCGCCAACATCGACAACACGATCGTCATCGGCACCAAGAGCTTCGTCTACACGGCCACCGGCAACGACCCCGGGTCCTACTCGATGAGCCAGCCCGGATCCCCGCAGGCCTGTGTCTCGAAGCTAAGCATGCGGTTCCTGGAAGGCATCGGCGTCGTCTTCGCGTCGCCGGACGGCTATCAGGTCTGCTCGGGCTCGGCCAGCGCGGTGCGCAACGCGACGGCCTTGACCTTCACGAAGCGCCAATGGGAGTCCCTGCTCCCCTCGTCGATCATTTCCGGGGTCTACGACGGCGTGCTGTACTTCTTCTTCACCGGCACGACGCCCGATAGGGGCTATGCCCTGGACGTCAAGCCGAACGGGTTCGGGCTGGTCCGCTTGTCCTTCCACGCGACGGCGATGCACACCGACCCGCTGACCGACTCGATGCACCTCGTGCTCGACGTGAACAGCGAGCCGACCGACGCGGCCCTGCCGCTGGCCAGCACCGCGGTCACGCCCAACGGGCTGCGCCTGTTCCAGTTCGATGCGGCGCCGGACAGCGACATGGTCTTCCGCTGGCGAGGCAAGCTCAACCTCATGCCCTACCCGATCACCCTGACGATCGCCCAGGTGCGCGCGGCCAGCTTCACCAACCTCGTGGCCAAGTTCTATGCCGACGGCGTGCTGATCAAGACCAAGACGCTGACCGGCCAGAAGGAGTTCACCATCCCGGCGAAGGACGACCACGACTCCTACGAGCTCGAGCTGATCGGGACCAACACCGTCCGCAACATGCAGGCGGCCGAGGACGTGATGGAGCTCACCTGATGGCCACCGAGCGCAAGATCGGGTTCTCGACGCCTCGCGAGGGCGAGTGGAAGATCCTTGCCCAGGCGGTCGACAACATCCGCGAGCAGCTGGGCAGGCTCGATACGCGGGTGGCGGATGCGCTTGCGCTCATTGGCGGATCCACCTCGGTGAAGCAGATCGCGATCCTCCAGGCGCAGATCGCGCAGCTCTCGGCCACGGTCAACGCCCTGTCGGCTGGGTCGGGATCCACGCTGACCAACCTCCTGGCGCAGCCCAACGGGCTGGTGGTGGTGCGCGACGGCCAGCTCGTCACCCGGATCCTGACCAGCAGGGGGCTGATCAACATCCTCTTCCCCGACGGGCACGACGGTAACCCGATCATCTTCATCGGCCTGGCCGGCACCGGCGAGGAAGACTCATGGACCCCGCCCTTCTCGGTCAAGGTCCAGCCGCATCTGGCGTCGCGGCAACCGTGGTGGGGTATCTCGGAGGACCGGGTTTGAAGCTGACCGAGTTCATGCTCGAGGACATCGAGGCCGTGTGGCCCGAGTTCGAGCAGCGCGCGCTGCGCAGCGAATCCTCGGACGAGGCGCTGCGCTACGCGCGGGAGAAGTGCCGCAGGGGCGAGGCCGTGTGCATCGCCAACTCCGATGGGGTGATAGTGCTCACTCTCAGGATGGTGCGTGGTGCGAGACTCCGGGCCGTGGTCCTGCTTGCGGTGTCGACCGGCCGGGCCGGGGCCTTCAAGAGGCACGAGCAGGCGGTGGTCGAGATCGCGCGCAGCCTGGAGGCCGACGAACTGGGGTTCGAGACTGATCGGGTTCCAGCGTGGCGCCGGGTGGTGGGTCCGGACTGGACCGAGCGCGATGGGTCCTTTTCAAGGAGCGTGTGATGGCAAAGGGCGGTCAGACTCAGGAAACGCCGCAGCAGCGGGCCTTCAGCCAAGTTGCGCAGGCCCGCCTCGCCGATTGGAAGACCCGGGTCGCCCCGGTGCTCAAGCACTTCAGTGCCAACGTGATCCGCTCGGGCGGCGAGAACTCGTGGGAGCGCAAGCGCGCGTCCGGCATGGCCTCCACCGACACCGCGGCCGCATTCGCGCCGGTGCATCAGGCCGCGATCGACAACGCAGCGACTTCCGGTGCGGCCGGGTCTTCGCGCCAGAAGCTGGGCATCGCCTCCACGGGCAACGATCTGGCGACGTCGGCCAGCATGGGCGAGGTGTCTGCCGACCAGGCCGTCGATACCAACTATGTGCAGGGCCTGCAGACCGTGTCGGCGCTGGGCCGAGGCGAGCGCGCCACCGCGAGCAGCGGGCTGGCCGCCTCGGCCGCCCTGAGCGGCCAGCAGGCCCAGGCCGATGCCCAGCTCTCGCTCGAGCGCGACATCGGGACTGCATCGCTGGCCGGCAAGGCCATCGGGATGGGCGCCGGATTGGCTTCCGCACCCACGGCCCCGAACACCGAGGACTACCGCGGCACGATCCTGCCGCCGCAACTGCGCGGCGGCGGCGGATAAGGAGGAACCCTATGCCCCAGCTCTTCCCCTCCACCACCGGCTCGGCTTCCGACGCGCTGGCATCGCTGACCCGGGCCCAGTGGGCCGACTGGGTATCGAACTGGCAGCCGTTCGAGAACAAGCTCTTCGACTACGCCCAGGACCCCACCGTGGTGGCCAAGGCCATGACCGGCGCGTCCCAGGACGTCAACGCGGCCTTCGACCAGCAGGCGGTGAGCACTCAGGAGCGGCTGCGCGGCCTGGGCATGAGCCTGAATGCCGACGAGCAGCACGCCGTGAACCGATCGACCGGGCTGGCGCGATCGCTCGCCGACGTCAACGCCCAGAATCTGGCGCGCGACTCGGCCCGGGCCCGGCAGCAGTCCATCCTCGGCAACCCGGCGCCGAACATCACCAGCGGAGGCTGATCATGCGAGTAGGCACGTACGGGCTTGGAACGACGATCCGCAGCACCGGCGGCGCGCCGGGCGGCGGGCTGGCCGGCGGCGCGATCACCGACCAGT